GCTGATTCATTATTACAAGCTACACTGTTTAAAATTTCAGTACTTCCGCTTATTGGGGTACCGTATTTAAAAGTAATATTAGTATTATCAATTGTAGTTAATGAATTAGCAGGTATATTAGAAGATAAACCACCACCTACTAGATATTTTACAGTTAATGTTGTATTTTGTGGAACTAAACCATATGCTTTAGTATAAAATATTGAAGCTTTATTATAATTATCAATATTAGTTGATACACTTGGTATTAACCCTAAATTAATATTTTCGGGGGTAGGTAGAATTATAGTATCTGTATTGTTAGTATTAGCAACTCCAGCTCCAAATTGTATTTCTAATTTATCGTTTGGTTTTACACGTGTTACAAAACGTCGGGGTACACGTTGAAAGTTAAGTAAATAGTTAATATCATCACTTCCTGAAGTAGCGTTTGTAGTAGGTAATGGAATTAAGTCTTGGGCCAAATATGGAACTTCGTACCATAAATTATTATCGCTATCTTTAACTTCTAAAACTTGAAGAATATTAGTATCATTAATAGTAATTGAATCAAATTTTTTAGGGGTAGTAAAAGAAAAAGTAGCAGTTTTTATGTCTGCTGATATTACATCTACACTTTTCTTTATTAAAAAATTATTAGCATTAACATAACTTATATCAGCTGATGATGTATCAGAAAAATCAACTGGGGATAATGTAAGAAATTTTTGGTTATTTAAGTTACTACTTATAACGGTATTTTCAGGTATTAATAAAGAGTATAATAAATTTGGGGAACCGTTTATAGATTGAAGTAGTTGATATATGTCTAAAGTAGTGCTAGAAGCATATGATACTTTAGGACGATAACCAAATGAATAAGCTAAATTATATAAACTTTCTTTTTCTTTAGCTAAATTTAAAAAATTTTCTTGTACTTGAGAATCAATATAAAACGAAGAAACATCTCCTATATAAGATGCCATTTCAATAAACATATTACCAGGTGAGGCTTCTGAGAAATCATTATAATTATCTGGAAAGTATATTTTAGTAAATTCTTGAAGTGATTGTTTAAAATCACTAAAAGTTTTATTTACATATTTTATTTGTTTATCCTCAGTCATTATTGTAATTCGATTATAATATTATCTTGTTGTCCTGAAATGTTTAGTTTATAGTCTATTTTTATATTAATCAGATTATAATCAATATTAGGAGTTATTTCTATATTTAAAATTGTAATTTCAGGAATATATATACTTACACTTGAAATTATTTGATTTTGAATTTTTGGATATAATTCTTCAGTTAATGGTTCAAATAATAAACGAGGTAAATCAGCTCCAAATTCAGGATTTAATACTCTTTCCCCTTTATATGTTAATAAAAGATTAATTAAATTTGATTTAATTTGATCTTTAGTTGCATATGTTTGATTAAATACACCCCCAGCATTAAAAGGAATACTAACTCCTATTGCTCTATTTTGATCTAAATCTTTAGGATCTATTCTTACTACTTGAGGTATTGACATAGTTATTCGTTATATTGTCTCATTGCTGCTAAATCCTGGGAAGTCATAGTAGAAGCTGTTTCAGCTATAATATCTAAATATGGATTGCCCGTAGATTGAGGTTTTAGTTGGATAGGTGATACTAAACCCATACTAGCTGCTAGATTTTGTCTATACGCTACCATATCAACATCTTGAGTTGTAAAACTCATAGTTCTATTTTCTTGTATTTGAGTAGGATTAACTTGTGATAGTTCTTCTCTTAGAACTTCACGAACAGCTTCTTTAATAAGTTTTTTAAATACGTCTACTTTCATGATTATAAATATTAAGCTACGAGACCCTTTTGGTCTATTTGTAATTTTAATTCTTCAATTAATACATCTGGAGATAAAGTAAATGAAGATGAACTTAATAAAATATCATTTCCATCTTTATTAACTGCGGTTGCATATTTGCGTTTATTTCCTTTAACAACAAATTTAGGATTATTTTCTTCTTTAATAAAAAATCTAAATCCTTTATAGTCATATCCTTGTAAATATCCTAATTGAGGACTTAAACTTAAAATTTGAGATGAAGTTAAATTATTTAAACCGGAATCTAATAATCCTTCTATAGGTAATAATCTACTTTCTTGGTACTTTAGATCATCTATTAATTTAGATACTATTTTATTTGATATACGTAATAATACAGAAGCCGCTAATTTAATATCATCTAATGTTTTAGTTTTAGAATCTATAGTATTAATAGTACCTAATGGAATACCTACTCCTGGAGGTACAGCTGAAGGGATGGGGTTTGATTTAAATAAACTTAATATGATATCTAATAAAGGAACTAATATTTCAAGTATTGATAATATAGTTTGGATTGTTTCTAATTTTTGTCTATTTGTATTTATTATAAGTTTAGCTCGATTAATGTATAATTTAGCTTTAATAATATCTTTTTCGGTTTTTATATTTTTTATAAATAAATTTACAGAATCTACTAAATTTTCTATTTTTTTATTACCTATAGATACTGTGCCTAATAAATAATCCGCAATAACTCCAATAGTAATAATGACACTAGAAGTAGAAATTTTAATTCTATTTCCATTTCTAATATCATTTCGACGGGCTTCTATAGTATCTTGAGTAAACTTATATGCTGATTCTATATCTTGTAATTCTTGGGGAAGATATCCTTTAATTTTATTTTCTAATGTAGTTTGCTTTGATTGAATATTATCTTGAATAGCCTTTTTTTCAGCTTCAAAATCTTTTTTTAATTGGTTTTGTTCTTGTTGATTTATATCATCTGTATTATTATTTTTAATAGTATTAACAGTAAATGCGGCTGTAGTAACTCCTAAGGTTATTGCAGATTCAATTGATATATCATTAAATGATTTTAATCTTTCTTCATAATTTTTGACAGATTGTTCTAATTGTTTACCTAAGTCTTTTATTTCATTTTTTAACTTTTCAAAAGATTGTTTTTTTACTTCAATAAAATCTTTACCTTTTTCTTTTAAAAAATTTTTAGCATTCTCCGCTATATTTCCTTTACTTAATTCGGCTATACTAGATATATCTTCTGTATTAATCATTATGCGGTATAGGATTTAGTAGATTTTAATTTATTAAAATTATCCGTAACTGTAGTTATATCTTCTAATGCTGTATATAATGCTTTAGCAGCTATAGTAATATCAGTTATTGGAGTGCCAGTAGGAGTAGATTCGACTGTTTTTAAAGAAGTACAGAATGATTTTAACTCTTTTATTAAAAATGATAATGTAGATATAGTTTGATTTCCTAATAATATAGGTTCAATAGCAGCAGCTCCATCAGAAGTTAATCCTAAATTAATTTTAGGGGCATCTAAAATGATATCGATCTTTGAATTTAAATAAATAGTATTAGTTGAAGATAAACCTACTCCATTTCCATATATTAATACTTCATCTTTTTTAGCATTTAATATAATTCTGTCACCAGATAATATAACTTGAGAAGAATTAAAATAAGAATCAGGTTTAATTGGATTGAATAAAAGATTATAATCAAATTCTCTAACTTTAATAGGAACTTTTTGCGTTGAAGTTAAATATAATGACGAACCATCATTATTTATATTTTCAATATATGGTTTTAATGAACCCGAATCAAAATTATGTCCGTTAGTTAATAAAGTAATGGGATCTCCATTAGTTCCAGTTAAACTCCAAAAATTTTCTTTATTATTATATTTTGTAGTACTAGTAAATCGTAATGAATTACCTGTTCTTCCTTCAAATATACTATCACCTTCAAAAGGAAGTAAAGATTTTATATTTATATTTTCAGTAAATGTATTACCTAGATTTAAATTATTAGCAGGTTGAGAATTGTGTTGGTTATTATTCCAAATATTTAAAACACTTAGATAATATTTTTGTGTTTTTTTAGAATTGTCTTGAGTTTCAGAAGAAGGTAAATCAAATAATAATACTAATTCTTCTTTTAAAGGTAAATATTTTTGATTAGGGAAAAAAGGAATAGCTCTATTTAATTTAGATAAATCTACATTAGAAATATTTTTATTAGAAGGATAATTAACATAATATATAGTACCTATTCCTCTCCAACCTCCTGCGGATTCAAATAATGAATTATTAGGAGTATTTTCATCCATAACAATTCCTAAAACTTTACCTATTGTAAATAAAGGTGATGAGTTAACTTTAGTATTAGATAATTGAGAGGTTAATGAACCTCCAATACTATATCTAGCGGTCCGAGTTGACATTATTTTCTATAGGTTTATCTATTTCAATACCGATTTTTTGAACTTCACCTCTTATTTGATCTAGTTCAGCTTCACTTAAAAAATCATCAGATCCATTCCCACTATTATTCATAGCACGTTGTACAATCCCCGCCATTTTAATTAATGAGTCATCATTCTTAACAGATACGTCAAGATATTCTTTAATTAATGGAACAACCATTAAAGCAGATTGAGTATCGGTTACAAGAGGTTTTAACCCCGAAATTAAGTCTTTTATTTGTTTTTCTTTCTCTCGAGAATTATCGTAGATATTTTTTAATAAGTCAGAAAAAGATTTTTGACCGAATATTTTTTGTTCAAAATCCATAATATTTATTTTATTATAAATATGTTTTTTTAGATTTTTACAAACCCTGTTTCGTAATATTCGTTATATAGATTATAATACACCTTTTTTAATATCTTTATCACTTTAGTTATTTGAAAAGTATCAACGTCTATCATCTCACGAATATAAATGTAAATAGCTTTTTTATTAAAAATTTCTAAATTTTCACGTTTACGAAATAATTCTAAAATCACATCTGCTGTTTTTTGATCTTGGATTCTTGGGAAAAATTTTTCAAGATATTTATCCATATAACGAACAAAATAAGAAATAAAATCATTTAAATCAGCATCATTATTTGATTTACGAACTAAATCCTCAACTATAATCTTATCTTCATCTACTTCTTCTAAAGTACCTTTACCTTTAATTTTTTTATAATTCTTTTCATTATAAATAATTAGATAACGTTTAGCGATAGTCCCAAAATAAGAATAAGCTTTACCTTTAGATTGATCATATAAATGAAGTTTTTCTAAAAGAAAAGCTACTACCTCATGTTTTAACTCATTTATAGTATCAACATCAGTATAATAAAATTTGAATGTGTGAATTATATTTTCTGCTAATTTATGAAATGCATAATCAATACGTTGATCGAATATATAATTACGTTCAACTTGATCTTTAGATGCTAAATATTCTATAATTGCTTCTTCAGTATCTGAAGTAAAATATAAAATTGATTTTTTAGGTTTGCGTTTACGTATAGTACCTTTTTTAGTTAAAAATACTTCTTCCTCCGGAGGAGATATTAAATCCATATTAATTATTTCGAGTTTTAAAAGAATTCAATTGTGTTTGAATTTCTTGTAATGTTTCAAAGAAAAAACCAATATCATCATCTGCTTTAAATGCTTGCGCAACTTCAGACTCCCCTATTTTTTTATTTGATAATTCTATAAGTTCGGAAATATTAGTAATATATTGATTTTGTTGATCAACTATTTTTTCTAATCGTTCCATTTTCCTAAACATATTAATAGTAGCATAACAAGCAGCAACTAATAAAGTAATAGTAATATATAGTATTAATTCCATATTATTCAAAGAAATTACTCATTATATCTTTCAGATTTGAATTTTCTGGTATCGATATTTGAGATTGTTGTTTATATTTTGGTGTTGATATTAATTTAGGTTGTTCAACTGGAGTGTTATTTAACTTATCTAACCATTCATGTTCAAATTCAATACGTGCTGCTAATAAATCAGCCTGATGGACAATATAAGGTAATGATGTACGTAATTTAGTTTCTGGACCCCATGATAATAAATAAGCTTTATTTGCCTCATCATATAGACCATCATGTAGTTTAATAGTCAACCATTCATTTTTAGAAACCTCAATACCTAATTGAGATAATATCCACAAACCTCGGTCTGGAACAGTCATGTAATCCATTTGAGTATTAAAGGTATAAATTTCACCTTTATTCTTAACATGCCATTCAGATGGATTAGGTAAAACAGCCTCATGCTCAAATGTTCCAAATTTACCTAAATCATGATTCAAAGCAGAAAATACTACCTCTTCAGTAGTATATGTAGACTTAACATCAAACTTTCTCCAAATTAAATCTATATCCAAACTAGCTGATACCACACGATTAACATGCTCAACGTATCCTCCAGGGAAACAATTATGGTGTTGCGGTTTATGTGATGCAGGTAATAATATAAAGCGTTCTTCATATTTATTATAAAAATCAATTAACCGTTTTTTACGATCACCAGTAATATATTGTTCAATATAACCTAAAAATTGTTGCCAGTTTTCTAACAATTGTTCTTCATTCAATATCATAACCTATTTTTTTAATTAAACGTACGTAGAAAACTCATCATGTTCTAAAGAAACAGTTGAGCGTAAATCCTCAATACTTTCCTTCATATCAGCTAATGTTTGCATTAATTCATTAAAATCTTCACCTCGTGAAAGTTGAAAATCTAACGTACGGTTTAAATTCTCTAATTGATTTATTTTATCTAAGACTTGATCCTTATACCTCATATTTTAATACATTTATACGTATATACGCGTTTAGTGAATGTTTGGTCGACGTTTGCAAACGTTTGCACGTTTTGCGCTCATTTTTCAATCGTTTGGTTTTCAAACAATCCCGACGTTTGAATATACGTGGGACACTTTTAGCGCCAAATTATTTTTTAGATTTCTTTTGTAATTTTTTAGATTCACGAATCATTTCTTGTAAATCGATCGCTCTAAATGGAAATGTAAAATATTTTATTTTCTCAGCATTTTTCAAAATATCATCCTCTTGTGGATCATCCGTAATATAGAATGTAAACTCGGCCTTTCCAGGCATTGCATCAAGTAAATCGGTAGAAGAAATTTCACGGTTCAAACCATTATCTTTAAATAGATTGTTTACACCGTTAACAAAAGCAGCTTTATTAGCATCTTTAAATAGATATGTTGCCATATTAAAATTTTATTTGTTTAATTATAAATATATAAATTGGTAATCTACGCGAGATCCTCGTTAGATATACCTAATACTTTAAAAATCACGTCACGTGCAACCGTAAAATTTACCGCAAAACCTTCGCGATTATTCTCTACTCTATAATCTGAAAGTAAATCGTGAATTTCTTGTTCTGCTAAATAAGGTTCCTGAGTAAACCAAAAATCGCGTACTTGCCATGGTGTAATCACACCCGTAGCAGAGTTAATTTCATTTAAACGATCGACAACCGAACGCTCAGTAAATCCAATCTTAAAAATACCGGGTACCGATGTATTTTGTAAAACATAAATATGACCCGTTGAATATGGTGATTTTTTAGAACCAAACTTTTTCTTAAAATAGCGCACATTCCATGCATTTTGTCCATCATCGACAAAATCGTAACCTCTAGCTGATCGAACATTATCTCGCACTTGTTGAGCGTTCATCTCGTAAAATTCTGATATATCCTTACCTGTTAAATTTTCCATTTTATGTTTATTTATTTTTCATAACCGGTAAATGTGGTAAGGACATTTTGTATATACAATTGGGTTTATCAAAAATTTTGTAGAGGTTAAAATTTTGGATCCCGAATTTTTGATGTGAAAGGGTTATTTTGAAATTCGTATATACAAGGGTTGGGGTGTAAAATTGTGTACGTGTTGAGAGTGTGTGTGTGCAAGACACGCCACCACCACGCGCCGTACGGGGACCGCGGCCATCGTGGGAGCAAGTCGCGAATGGATCGCGGTCGACCCGCTAGCGTCCGTCTCTTTTAAAATTTTTTTGACACCCGTGATTTTTTTGTCAGACACGGGAAGCCGCGCGTTTTTTTGTGACATGCGGCTCCGTGCGGAAGGGAATATATAATTGGGTGAATTATCGAACTTTGGTGTAATACGTCACATTTCCATTATCATCCATATGGTATGCATGTACGTGTGCTTCCATTTGGTATTTGGCCACCCGATGGAATGAACTGAACTGGACGGCACGATATGATCTATGTTTGGCTGTTTTTAATTTGGTCATGTGTTGTGTTGGTTAATGTTAGTTACTTAGACGGATTGAATGGGTAGTAGCTTATTCAGCTACCACCTTTGCTTTCACTTTGCTCTTAGCCTTAGTAGGCACTTCCATCACAATCGCTTTAGGACGTCCTAACTTTAATGTCCCGTTTGCACGACGTGCTTCTAAATCATTCAAACGTTGTTGACGAGCTGAGAATCTATTAACTGGACGTCCACGTTTAATTTCTATACCTAATGACTCTTTCAATTCACGACATTCTTTCTTGAATTGGTTCTTTGATAATGGAAAAATTGGACGACCACGTTTGATTAAACCTGCTTCTCGTTTAGCAGCTATCTCAGCTAATCTAATTTGACGAGCTGAATTCATGTTTACTGGACGACCTAATTGTGCTGTGTTATTTTCTTGATTTTTCATACTTTTTTTGTTTATTTGTTAGTTATATGTTTTATTATGATGTAAATGTAACTTGGAAACCTATTGGACCCTAATCTTTTAAACTAACGGCTCCATATGCTGTTACTATGGATCCGAATATTAAAATAATTGCCCAATCAGTATCTTGATTATATAGGAATCCGTAACATGATATTACTACTAACGTTACACCTAATTTTAGAAGCAATGATGCACTGTTTCTCTTGGTTTTAGCCTGTTTCTCGGCTGCGATTCTAGCTTTAACAGCCATTAAATTTTCTTTGTCTTGAGCCCATTGCTCAAATTGTCTTGATTGCTTAGTTAGCATGTGTTTATTTGTTTAGTTAATTATTTATTATGGGGTAAATATAAGTGGGAAATTTTATTCATCCCACTCGTAAAATGATTTTGAAGGGTAGATATCAATTATTTCGTGTTCCATACGTTTTACTGTATCATGTAATTCTTCCTCACTATGGATTGGGAAATCAA